AAAGTCAAAGTCTGCGTCTGTTACTTCTTTAACAGACATTAAGCTAGACTGTATATAATCTCCACCAGCTTGAGCTGTTGCTAATACACCAATAAAACTAGTTGTTGCTGTAGCTACAAAAGTTGAATTTACAGAAATACTAGCAGTTAAATTTTGTTCATTAAAAACAGGTGCAGTAATTTGTGAGTTATTGGATATTCTTGCATAAATACTACCACTAGAATTATTTTTTGTTGCAATTATTTTAACTTCATAAGTTTTACCTATTACAGTTGTAAAACCTGTAGAACTTATACCTATAGTTACAGAAGTTCCCGCTTCTAGCGTAGCTCTAATGTTATTATCTACAATTGACAAAGTTGTGTTGTCTCTTGCATCAATCCAACCATTTAAATTATTTGGTGTTTCCGCTACTAATTGATTGCCCAAAACATCAACAGGCTTAACACTATGTAAAGACCCATTATCGTAAGCTGTAGGTGTTAGTAATATACTTGGCTTAGGGTTTATAGCAGCCATTAGCTTGTCTGTTTCGTTGCTATTCTCGTAATTGTCTGAACGTACAAACATTTCATTTGTCGCATCAAACTTCTCGTAAGTATCGCCCCAAGCAATATCGTTTACTGCATTACCCCAATTACTTCTATGATATATTTCGTTTGCCATATTATGTCGTTAATTTTGTTAATTCTGCATCTGTTAATTCTGTATCGTAAAGCCTAAATTCTTTTATAGGGTTTCTTGAGCCAGTATCACTAACAAGCCTTAGAGTGCCTAAAAGCACATCGTTGTAATCCCAAGTAACTGTGTCAGATGTCGTAACGCTTACAGCACTTAAACCATCAAAAGAATATTTATAGTCTGTTTCGTTTTGAAAGCACACAGCAAACTTAAAAGGTGTACCAACAGCTAAAGTGTGTGATATTGTATCTGCATCGTCTGTATCTGCATCTCTTCTCTTTATTTTTAACCCAGTTGTGCTTGTTAATTCCAAAGACAAATAGTAACTGCCAGATGTATCTACATTTTGCAACAAAGAAAAAGCGTGGCTATCAGTAGATAATTCGATTGGCAGTACCTCTCCATAAACTGTAATAGGGTAGTTAGATGGCATAGAGCCAAAGTTGTCAAGTTTGCAATCATCTGCGTTTCTCGTTGTAGAACCAGTAGATAAGTTTGGTATGTAAGATGTTGAATAAGATTGCTGCTCAAGCTGTGCGCCAAAAATATAAGCATACTCGTCTCCATCAGCAGCCCAAGTAGTTTGGTTATCGCTTTCATTTAAGAATATTTGTAAACTTGCTGAACTTGTTGCGGCTGTGTTTCCTGTTTCAGTAAGTGTACATCTGTACCAGCCATTACCATAATCTTCTATGCTTGACTGACCACCAGCATCCACAGTACCTACCACACCATTTTGTATGTCAAACCAAGCTCTAACTGTACTTGTAGAACCATTAAAGCGAAGTCTAATAAAATTTAAGTTGCCTTTTTTTACAAATAAAGAACCAGTTATAGCACCGCTTACAATAGCAAAAGTGTCGCTATCTAATTGGTGGTTAGCATTGGCGTTTGCAGCTAATAATTTATAAGCAGTTGCTTTTCCTGTTGGTGCTGGTATTGTTGAAGCAGATACAGTTGTTGAAGATACAGTCCATTGACTGAAGTCTTCACTATAAGGCACTAAGTTAGAACTAGATGGCTCTAAAAGTAAATTAGGGCAGCTAGAGTTTAACCAATCAAGTCTTGGTATGTCTGCTGCAACCTCTTCAATAAGTCCATCCTTGCGTACTCGTGTAGCTGTGGTATCTCTATCATAGGTAAAATCCCCACTGCCATCATTAGGCAGTATAGAATACACCTTTTCAGACTTATATCCGCTTGGTATTAATGCTAAAATAGGGTTACTCATTTCTTATTTATTTGTCCTAATATACTATCTTCTAATTGTATCTTGCTAAGGTATTTCTTTAGCTTAACAACATTGACCTTTTTAGGCTTGTATATGTTTATCTTTTTCTCTTTCATTATATGTACCAGCCACCTGTGTAGTTAACATCTCTGTCTGGATTCATCTCCTCATTAGAGCTGCTTGTGTACTCTGGGAATAGGTTAGAATAATTGCAAATGTAATCTAAGAACCGCTTAGTATAAAACTCAGCAGTATCATTCATTCTTTGAGCCAAGTAAGTCATATCCTCATGTGTAGCTGTCTCAGAGCTTTCTGAGATGTGCTTTCCAACGCCTCCATTAGTGATAGAGAACATCATATAAGGCAGTATCGTTGACTGTGTGTACCATATTAGCATGGGCTTGATATAGTCGTCTAAGAGGGTCTTATAATTAGAATTAGCAGCTTGAGATATTTCTCCAGAAACAACAAGTTGCTGTATCTTTTTGTATAGCTTACCACCTAAGTAGTTTTGTATGTGTAAGTCCTGAGCAACCTCAATATACTGAACGATTTTGCTGCTGTCAACATTACCGTCAATAATAGACCTTTTCTTAAGGTCGGCTACGCTTATAAATAGTGCTTTTGTTGACATTATTCCTCTTCGTCTTTTAGTTCTACTTCTATCTCATTTATCTCCTGTTCAACCTCAACCTGTGAGCTTAGTCTCTCTCCAGTCTCTTCCTCTCTTTTTACCTTAGTAGATATGTTGTCTAACTCTGTAAATTCAATAGGCTGTAAGGTTATAAAGTACAAGTCTAAGTCAATATTGTTAAACTTTAATATGTCTTCTAGTGCCTCAATAATTCCGTCCTGTAATGGTCTTATAATTACGTTATCCATAAGCACAGCAGCCGTTCTAAGCTCCTCTGCATTATTTCCGAAGCCAGTGTTATCTTTGATACCTAAAAGTATCGGAGAAACGATGCCATGACCTAACATAATCTTTTCTCTAGCTTCATCAGACATAAATTGATATTGTGCATGAGCGTCAGGCAAGTGTATAGGCTCTATATCTGCCTTAGTGTCTTGTGACTCGTTAAATGCAATTATAAATTTACCTGCGTTGCTAGAACCTGAGAACTTCTCGTAGATTTTGCGTTCTAATGCCGCTTGAGTTTCTTCAGGTGGTGTGCCGTTATTGAAGTTAATCAACAAACTTGGTTGCAGACCATTCTTGATGTTGTTTATGTGATAATTAGATACCTCCTGCTCTAAGTTGCAGTATTGTAAGCATCCGTTATAATCTACAGGGGCATAATAATAAAAGCCGCTTCTGTAAGGTTTTACGATGTATAGCTCGTTTTGTTGCTTCTTGCCTCCGTTACCAAATGTAGGTATTCTCTTAGGCTTGTCAGTAGTCTTATACTCAGCCCAGTTTGGGTGGTAGTAATAAGCCTTTATAACTCCGTTAGCGTCACACTTCTCAGCTCTCAACGTTTCCATAGGGAAGTGAGATACCTTGAGTATTCTAGTCTTTCTTTTGTTGTATGTTACCTGTATAGCAGCCTGCCCTAACATCTTATAGTCGTGGGCTATTCTCTTTACAGTTCTCTTCTTGAGAAGGTTCTTCATCTCAATATACTGCTCTGGCTTATCTTCTCTGTTTGTAGCCTCTAAGCCTCTACCAGCAATCATATCAACAATACCATTGATACAACGAGAGTTCGTTGGAGAACCCATGTAGTTGTCTATAAGAGTCTTGAAGTAGTTGTTATCTTCTCCATACTTAACCCAGTCCTTGTTGTATTGTTCCTCAACTAAGGGGGTCTGGTAGCCAGATAACTCTATTATTCTAATGTTTTTACTTTCCATTTTTAAATATATAACAATTTTAATTCAGGACACTTTCTAGGTAGCGTCAGAGTCGTATATGAAATAATCATCATTGTTGTTGTACTGCGTGTAATCAGCAGCAGTATTCATCTCTCCACTAAACCTAACAATATCCCTATACAAAGGAACACCAGATTCAATCAGTATAACTGATAAGGTTGTGTCGCTGTCAATAGAAGAAAGAAAGTCAGAGTCTGTTATATCAAATGTCAAAGTGCTTCCTTGAGTGTATGTAAACGTAGACTCCTCTATAATCTCTTTGGACTCTTGGTTTATTACCTTCACAGAACTTCCTGTTCCTTCTCTGCCAGTTACATTAAGTGTAATTGTTGGCAAGTTATTTACGTCTGCTATTGTCATAGTATTATAACAACAAA